TAAATAAATTTGCTTTGCAACTAAATATGATATATAATAGGTGAATGGTTGTTTGAAGCAACTAGAAAAGTATTCTGGACGGGAGTTCGATTCTCCCCACCTCCACCAAAAGTATTCTAAACTGGACGCAGGATCGAAGAAGGTTAAACGTGGGTTGATCACCACAAGTAAACTGGAGATCAAGAATACTTTTGATGGGGGTGACTAGGTTTCGACAGGGTAACAAGTATAGAAGTGGACAACCCATCAGAGAAGATGTTAAAACTAAAACAACGTAAACGCAAACGACGCACAGTTCGCATTAGCAGCCTAAACACTGCTTAGGGTTTCGGTAGGTTTCCTCGTAACAGAATAACCTACCACGTTTTAGTATGTCGGACAATAAGTGCCAAATACTATATTATGAGGTATGTCGGACAATAAGTGCCAATTACCTTTAAATTAATTTTTAAAGGAAAAACAAAATGAAATTAAAACTTTTAGTAGCATCAACCTTACTTGCCTGTTCTTCAGTTGCTCTAGCGCAATCATCCGTGACTGTTAGTTATGCAGATAGAACTGTAGATAGCAATGGTCAAGGTGTTGGTATAACTCGCTTATCTGCAAAAACTAAATTATTTTCTAATATAGATGGTGATATTGGTATCAATCAAGCAATTAATAGTGTAACCAATTCAGTAACTTCTAGGAAAGAAATTGGATTATCAACTGGGTATGAAATAACATCTTTTGCTAAAGCAACTATTCGTGGCGCTACTGGCATTAAAAGTGCTTCTGGCAAAGCGGGTGTAGATTTTTACTCTATCGAACCTGGGATTAATGTTAAACTTCCGATTGATGGTTTTAGTGCTAGAGTTGCTTATCGTTATCGTAATTCATATGATGTTTCTGATCTTGATAGATCTGATACTATGAGATATGCTGTTAACTACGATCTAAGTAAGGTTGACAAGATCTCTATAGGTTATGATGTTTTAACTGGTAATGGTGCTAATAAACAAACAGTATTTTCTTACACAAGGTCATTCTAATTATGGTAGTTGACTAATGAGAGGAGCAGTAGTTGCAAATGGTCCAAGTAGAAATAGGTTTGATACTTCTGATGGGTATAGTTATTCTATTGGGTGCAATATTCCTTGGACCAAAGTAGATGCTACTGTTATCCTTGATGGTAATGTAATAGAACGCTGGTCAAGAGATCTTAATTTGATTTCTTGTCCAGTTTTTTTTACAGCCAGAGCATGGCGATCTACTGATGAATATAAAATTCGTGAATATATATTAAACAATAATCTCTTTATTGACTTGATGCCAGATGCTAAAGAATTCTTTTCTGCTGGTCATGTTGCTGCTCAGATTATGTGCGAAAATGATTTTACAGAACTTGACATATATGGGGTTGACTCAATGTTCAAGTATACTGTTGAAAGTTTTACTAATACGTTGGTTGATGATCAGAATCCTGATTCAGAAATGCAGCGTATAGTAAATTGGAGAAAGAATTGGGATAAGTTGCAGAGCGACTATCCTGATGTATCTTTCAATTTTGTTGGTAAAGTCTAAGCTGGATGCAACACCCTCTGTACCTATTGTATAGATCTGGATTGCTTAAGGATGACGAAGTAATTTTAACTTAGGAAATAATATGAAAACACTTATTGGATTAATCGTAACTACGTTTGCTTTGACATCTTTCGCTGCTGAACCAGCTAAGAAAGAAGAAGCAAAGGCTCCAGCAAAAGTTGAAGCAAATTGCGTAACTAAGGACAAGAATGGTAAATGTCCTCCTGCTCCAAAGTCTGAAAAACCTACTGCAAAAAAAGTAGAGAAGAAAGCTGAAGCACCAAAGGTAGAAGCAAAGAAATAATTATTCCTAAATAATTGTACAGTGGGTTGTAGGTTCCCAATAAAACCTTCATTACACACAACTCATAACACACAAGGAGTAAAACATGAGTAACTTGACCCCGTTCGAGATTCGCCTAGAACTTTTAAAAATGGCAAAAGACATGCTTAACGATGACTACTACGGTAAGCGTGAAGTAATTAGTAATGAATACTTTACAAAAGTAGAAATTGCTAAAATCAATGGTGGAGAGATGCCTACACATCCAGGATATCCTTCTTATCCATCAGAAAATGAAATCATTGCAAAGGCTCAGACCCTAAATGGTTTTGTTTCAAACATCCCAACTACACTAGAAAAGACTAGCAAAAAGTCCACCTGATAGGGAATTAGACAGGTGTTTGCGCACCTGTCTTCTTTTTAAGGAGATCATATGCGTACATATCGTATATACATACCAATAATATTATTAATACTGAGCATTATATTACTGACAAAAAATACATTTACTGATGCAGCAATTATGTTAGATGTAACATATAATCAATTGACCAAAGAAACACAAAAACAAGTTGATTGTTTGGCTGATAACATTTATCATGAAGCAGGTTTTGAACCCAATGATGGCAAAGTAGCAGTCGCTCTTGTCACACTTAATAGGATGCAAGATCCTAGATTCCCAAAAGATATATGCGGAGTAGTTAAACAACGAACTACTTCAGTGTGTCAATTCTCTTGGTTCTGTAATAAAGTCTCTATAAAAAATAAAGATGCTTATGAAGACGCAAAAGAAGTAGCAGTTTATGTCTATGCAAATTATGAAAATTTGAAAGACATAACAAAAGGTGCGTTGTACTATCACGCAGATTATGTTAATCCAAGATGGAAACTCGAAAAGACTACTGTAATAGGTAGACATATTTTTTATAAAGAAAGTGGAAAACAAAATGATGTCAAAAATGAATCTGCAATTGAAGGAAGAACAAACAAAGCACTCTTTTATGCTGCTGATGGAGGAGATTACTCTTACCAGCGTTAAAACTGCTGTTGAGTGGATTTTTGAAGCAAACTTCTCAGAAGAACCACCAGAACTACTTAATTTAATTATTACAAGTCCAGGTGGTGATCTTAATGCAGCATTTGCATTAATTGATACTATGAAAGGTTCAGCAATCCCAGTTAGAACAATTGGTCTTGGCCAAGTTGCATCAGCTGGACTTATGATTTTTATTGCTGGTGCAAAAGGTCATCGTTTACTTACTCCAAACACTTCTATTCTGAGTCATCAATACTCATGGGGTGCGTTTGGTAAAGAACATGAACTTTTCGCCACTGTAAAAGAATTTGACTTAACAACTAAGAAAATGATTGCGCACTATAAAAAGTGCACAGGTTTATCTGAAGCAAAAATTAGAGAGGTTCTATTGCCACCTCAAGATATTTGGTTAAGCGCAATCGAAGCAAAAAAACTAGGACTCTGCGATGACATTAAAGACCTTTCTTGATTACTTAAAATTCTCTGGTGTGTGGATTAATTTTGCAATAAATCCATATCATTGGAGATTAGCATATAGATTCGATAGACCCAATGATACAGATCCTGCTTTGTATCAATGTAGTATTACACTTGGTCCACTATCTGTTCGTGCAATCTTAGATGATGGCTCGTGGTAAAATTTAAGGAGAAATTATGAAAACCGAAATTAGTTTTGTTATTGCAGTTGCATTAGCACTTCTTGCATTAATTCTTTCAATGGCATATAACAATTATACAGAATTAAAGTCTATGGAGCGAAACATTGAGTCTGCAATTGTAAAGGGAATTGACCCTGTTGCAGTAAAATGTGCATATTCTCCGCAAAATACAATGTGTACCGTATACGCTGCAAAGGCGAAATAACCCTACAAAGTTGAGGGGATTCTAAAATTTCCCTTTACTTTGATATCAATTTAGGGTATAATATATACTGTGAACAACTACTTTGAGACTATATTATGCAAATGCTTTTTACATCGCTCGGAAAATCTAAGAAGAAAAAACCCAACGCAAAACAACGTGAGTTGAATGAGAGTTGGGAGAAGATGTTAAAGAAGTATGCCACAAAGACTGTTGCAAAACCTACGCAACAACTCAGTGATGTATACTCACTTGGAAAACCTGCTTGTCGTGAGACACCTAAGCATCCAAGTCTTCCATTTACTGGTGCACCTTGTTTCAAGAAACCAAATCCAGTTTACACTGGTACTGCTATCAAAGGTATTGGCACCATGCACAAGTCAAATGCTGTTCCTGTATTCTCTGACGAACAAGCAAGAGATATTGCAACTATGCGAAGAAATTGATTTGACTTTTATTAAAAACTAAGGTATAATTACATTATGGATTACAAAAACAAACGCCAAGAACTTCTAATTCAGAAGATGAAACTAGATAAGTTCTTTACACTGTATCTAGATAAATTTGAAAAACAGATGGACTCTGAAAAACCAAACACTCCAGTATGGAAATTGTTTAAGAAAAAATCTGATGAGTATTCTAAACTAAATCAGGAAATTCGTAATGTTGAATATTGGATTAAAAAATATGTCTAATCCTCTTGTTACTGCAGATCGAAATACAATTTTTAAATCTTCAAATGATTTCTCTATGCACATTGAACAAATTGTGCGTGATAAAAAGATATCTTATATGGATGCGGTTCTTCAATATTGTAAAGAAAACTTTATTGAACCTCAAGATATTGCCAAACTTGTGAATAAATCACTCAAGGATAAACTTGAAGTAAACTTTCAAGATGAAAACTATTTACCAAAGCGTGCGAAACTGGATGTTTGATTGTGGACGGATTTAAAGCATATCGCTATTACCTCGCATTAAAACTACACTTTACCTCTGACAAATTTAACGTCTTCGAAAATAGAGGAAATGTTAAAGGATCACGTGAAGCGTTTGAAGCGAGAAATGATAGATATATTTTTGAGAAGCTGGCAAGAAAGATTGGCAACGATCGTGATATCATCCAATTCTTTGTTGCAAATTTTGCTTATGGTAATGAGTCTGCAATTTACGCAGGTCAAGAAGCCGATGATAATCTAGCTGAATGGAATAAAAGAAAACAGAGTATTACTAAGATTTTTATTGATGATCTAGCGTCTTTACTGACATATGTTGAAATAAATAAACTACCAACTTCTAGTATCTTTGATTTTAATTTTAATGAGTATCCTGCTGCATTAAAATTGTTTCTTGGTAATAAGATTTCAATTGAAACTCTTGTAATTATAAATGAACTTGATCATATCGTTGAACACTGG